GAGACCTTGCCGACCAGCGCATAGCCGTGCTCGCCGAGCAGGATCTTGGCATGCCGAAGATCCTGCGCCGCCGCCAGACTGCGCTCCGAGAACGGTGACTGCCGTTTGCCGCTGTCGACGCGCTCGCCGAAGCTGGTGGCATTTGTCCGGACGCGGTGCACGGTTTCCCACGAACGGCAGAACCGTTCCGCCGCGCTCCTCTGCTCATCGCTGAGCGCCAGCGTCTTCACCGACCACTCGCGCAGGCTGACGACGACGGACCCGGTTCTCACGGCATGGCTGCAAAACTGTTGGCGCGGCTGTCCCAGATGCCGCCCAGCGCGAACTCGATGTCGGCGTCCGGCACCGCGTCGCCGCCCTCCGTTTCCAGCGTCGCCGCGATGGTCGGATTGGATGCCGCCACGTGCTGCGCCAGCAGCAGCGCGCCGTCCTGCCCGGTGAATATGCGGGCGCAGTAGGCGATGCGGTTGGCGTGGTTGGGCGTCGTGTCGCTCTCGGTCGCCACGTTCTGCGCCACCTTCAGGCTGATGAAGCTGACGCGTGTGTAGAAGGTGGGGTCCGCGGCCGCGTCGATGATCTGTTGGGTGCTCATGCTCCTAGAACCTCCGCGATGGTCGGGCCACCGAACAGCGTGTCGGGCGCGCTGGTGATGCGCTGGTTGAGGGGTATCTGCTCGCTGTCGAATGGCTCGATGGTGCCACCGCCATCGATGTAGCGGAGCCATTCGCCGGCCTGGCTGTCCTCGGCGAGGTGCCACTCCTGCCCCTGGTCGTCCGTGGCAATGACGCGCTGTGGCTCGCCAGCCTTGGTCTGCATCATTGGGTCATCGATCGGCGGTGCGTAATAGGCTGAGACGTAGGACATTTCACATCCTCGCATTGCAGTTGAACACGGCCTGATACGTAGCCCTGCCGGAGGCGGTCGCCGTGGCGTAGGTCCCCAGCGTGTCTTCAAAAACCCAGTAGGTGGACAGGCCACTGCAATTGGTGGCCGTAATGGAAGTGGCCGCGACCGCTGGTGGTATTCGCATACTCACCGGGAGCAGGGTCGAGTGGTGGAAATTGTCTCCGGCCGTCACGTAGGGGCCACCACAGACGATGCGGTATGAACCGTAGTAGCGGCGACACGCCTCCAGTTCCTGCGCGTAGTCAGGCGCAACCCACGGCGGGGCCACCCCTGTGCTGAGCGGGTCCAGATACAATCCGACATTGCGCAGCACGAACGGGTTTGCCGTCGACAGGCCGAGCGCCGCTCCCGGCCCGACAAGCTTGACGCCGGCCTGGAATCCGGCCACGCCGGTGTAGCTCGAGCCGCAATGCACGGTGAAAAACAGCCACGCCCCCTGCGTGTTGTCGGCCACCCATGTCCCGGCATTGATGGCCCCTGCCGGGATCGCCACGGTCCTGCGTACCCATGTGTTGAGCTCGCCGGCGGCGATCGCATAGGAGGCGTTGAACGAGTGGGTCTGCGGGCTGTTCTGGATCGACACCCAGTAGGTTCCCGCGACAGGGGCATAGACATCGAAGGCCGCGACTGCCGCCTTGGCAGTGCCGGTCCCCCACAGGAAATCAGCAATGCGGTAGCCTTCGATGGGCTGGCCTAACCAGACATATTCACCGGCGGCAGCCGAAGTCTCCGCCGGGGCTGCCGATATGGATATGTTGCTGCCGCCGATGCCTCCGTTGCGCGTTATCGATATGGTGCTGCTGGAAACGAACTGTTCCATCCATTGGTCCGCCGGGAAATAACTGGAGGCGGTGATGGTGCTGGAACCCCACTGCTGACTGACCAGCATCGCGCCGTTGACGATGCGGTTGCGTGTCTCAGCCGTCGCGGGCGCGGGCGCGCCAGCGGCACCGGCTGGCCCAGTGGCCCCAGTCGGACCCTGTATTCCCTGCGCGCCGGTATCGCCCTTTGGCCCCTGGGATCCGGTAGCGCCTTGCGCACCCTGCGCACCAGTGTCGCCCTTCGGGCCTTGAGCACCAGCAACACCCTGCGGACCGGGCGCGCCATCCTGCCCGTCCGCGCCTGGCGCGCCATCGGCGCCGTCGACGCCATCAGCACCCGCTGGTCCCTGCGGCCCCGCCGGACCAGCTGGACCCTGCGGGCCGGGCGGCCCAGGAATGCCCTCGCCGCCGCCCTCGCCGCCTGAGCTGCCGCCACCGCCGCCTTCGGATGGCTTGCCGGCCGGGATCTCGGTCCAGTCGCCATTTTTGCGGGCAAAGGCGCGACCGTCGAGCGGCGCCTCGGCAACCAGCGGCACGTCATCGACCAGCAGCAGCCCGGCTTCCTCGTCGAACTTCAGCGCCTCGCTGCCGCCGAGAACATCGCGGCCGCTCCATACCGCGACCTGGTCAGCCTGGCCGCTGCCCGAAACTTCGCGCCGCCTTGTCGTCGGCCGGTCGCCCATTCAAGCCCTCGGAACCCAAAGACCGCCCATCATGTCGTTGAGCCAGTACGGTACCTGATCGACCGTTTCCGTGGTGACCGTCTCGCGGTGCTCGTACATCGTTGCGGCAATGCGCAGGATGTTGCCGCGCATGGCCGGGCTGAGATCGGTCAATGCCGCATAGCCGGCGGTCAAACTGAAGGTGACATTAGCCGGGAAAACATCGCCGTCGGCACGCACGATCCAGACCGGCTCGGTGAGACTGGCGCTTTCGATCAGATAGTCGGCCGTCACGTCACCACCGGCGTCGGCCGCGGTGAATGCGCTGACCGGTCGCACCGGGCACGCATAGGTGGAGGCGCCGCCAGCCGGCATGAAATTCACGGCGGCCGCAAAAACCTGCAGCTCCCAGAATTTTTCGGCAAAGGAGATCGCCCAGGCCAAATATTCGGTGATGGTTGCATCGTCTTCGTCGACATCGACGCGCAGGTGCTTCTTGGTCATCGCGAGCATGGCCGCCGGCAGCGTCGTGGTGTCGATCGAGGTGAACGTATGGCTCATGCGCCGCGCTCCTGGTGATAGCGCTCGAACATGCCGCGCAGATCGATGCGGTGGCTGCGCCCGTCCGTCAGCTCGAGAATGACGCTGAAGTCCCTGACGGCAATGTCGGCAACGCCGATTCCATCGGCGCCCTTTTCGCCGCGTGGCCCGGCCGCCCCGCGGTCGCCGCCCTTGCCCTTGCTGCCGGCGCGAGCGGCCAGCATCCAGCCCTCGCCGGGAAGCACGCCGGGATCGTCATGGCAGGCGATCCATTCAGATCCGTTGAACGAAACCCGATCGAGCGCGAGATAGCTCGCGTCAACATCGTACAGCCCGCGTGCCTGGCCGCTGCGGCCGTCTTTGCCGCATAGTGCGACCGGCGCCCAGTCCTCATGCGGCGGCCGCTCGGCCGTGTCGCACCTGGCCTGCCAGGCCGAGCCGTCGCAATGAACGAGCCGGCCGGCATAATGGATCTCGTCCTGCCAGGCCTCAATCGGATGCAGCTGGCCGGGCGGTCCCCTTTCGCCCGGCTCGCCCCTATCCCCCTGCACACCACGTTCGCCGCGCATGCCGCGCTCGCCGTCGAGGCCGGGTTCGCCGGGTAAACCAGGCTCGCCCTGTTCGCCCCTGTCGCCGTCCTTCAGCGCAAGCAGCCGCTCGCGCAGTTCCAGCACCTGCTCCTGGACCAGCGCGCGCAATTGTCGCCGCTCGTCGGCGAACATCCGCGCCAGTGCATCGGCGATCGGTTCAAGCTGCGCGTTCATGTTCAGCAGCCCTTTGCGTCATGTGCTCGAGCCAGTCCTTGCCGTCATCGGCATTGGCATCCGGCGCCGGACTAGGAGGAGGAGCCTCCGGCGCCGGAGTTGCCGGTGGGACTTTGTCCCATGCCGACAGCGGCACGACCTGCTGTTGCACCCGCGGCTCGTCGCCGAATTTCGCGTTCGGCAAGTCCTCGGCATTGCGGGCGTCGTTCGGCGAATAGATGCCGCCCTGCACGCCTCTCGTTAGTGCTTCGATGCGGTCCTTGTAGGCGACCCGCAGCAGCGCGCGCGTATCGAACTCCACCCACTCGTCAGGCCAGCCCTTGAGGCCGAAGAAATGGTCAAGAGCCACTTCGATATGATTGATGGCGAAGCCGAGGCCGCGCGACAGCCAGAACTGCATCAGCGCCTCGGTGGATGTAAACGACGATGTGGCCATGCCGAGGATCGCCGGCGGCACGCCGAACACCATATAGATTTCGTCCTGCGTCAGCTTGGCGGCCGCAGCCATCTCGCTGTCCTTAGCGGTCATCGAGATGCCCTTGAACTTCAGACCTGGAGGCAGGATCGGCGGGCCGCCGCCACCGAGATTGTCGACGCCCTGCCACGCTTCCTTGAAGCGCTGCCGGTAACCTTCGTTCTGCGTGCCGGTCAGGGCGACTTCGGATTCGATCACGCCGGCCGGCCGGTTCATGTTGCCGAAGATACTGACGAGCTGGCTGCCGATGGCCTGCTGCGCCGCCACCGCCGCGGCGGCGTGGCGGGCGGGCGGAATACCGAGCAAGGGCTGCGCCGATTCCGGCTCGAGTTTCACGTGCAACACGTTACGGGCCGGCACCAGCAGCCCCTGGTTCGTGCGGGTGCCGAGGCCGTCGAGGCGGCGGTCGATAACGTTGTTGCCGACCAGCGAATAGAACACCGAGCCGTCTTCGCCGATCACCGGCTTCGATTGTTTCGGATCGAACGGATGCAGCGCCGAAATCTCGAAGCGGTCGTTGCGCTCGGCCAGCGCGTAACTATTGCCGTCGCGGTAGAGATCGCGCGCCAGGTTGAGCACGAAGTCACTGCGGCTTTGGTAGTCGTTGGGCCGCTTCAGGATCCGCGACAGCGCCGATGTCGTCACCCGCTCGCGGCCGCCGTTATCCAATGCCCACCAATGGTCGCCTGGACACGTGGCTATGGTCTGCGCATAGGCGGCGACGCAGGCCTCGACCACCGCCGAGCCTGGGGCGCCTGGCAGCGGGTCGTAACCCAGCTGCCAGTAGTTCCAGTATTTGCCCCAGGCGTCAGGAAGAATGCCGGTCGGGTTGGTAACATAGTACGGTCCCGGCCGCGGCTCGCCTTCCGGCGCGACGCTCTTCCGGAACAGGCCGGATATCAGCTGGCCGAGCGTGGCCACCTATTTTTCCTTGGCCGTGCTTTTGCTGCCGCTTTTCGTCTGGTATTTCGCGCCGCTATCGTCATCGGCCGTGAGCGCCTTGTCCTTGGCGCCCTTTTTGGACGGTTCAGCGATTGGTAGACCACGCG